GTGGCGGGCGGTTCTGACCTGATTGATTCACTGGAAAGCCTGTCCGGTTTCAGCGACACAACTTACCGGCAGGACACTTACGACAGCGCAGTTGCGGCAGATGCGGCGATCTTCATCAACACGCTGACCGCCTCGGCAATGGCCTACGCCGCGTCGCAATACACCCCGGCGAACTACGACGAAGCGACCGCGCTTATGCGCCGCGTGGCCACCGTGATGGATGCCGCCATTCTGACCGCTGCCGATGCCGGTTATGACGACATTTACGAAGCCATGCAGACGTTGCGCAGCGACACGGTAACGGCGCTGGAGAACAACGGCGCAAGCCTTGCCCGCGTAGTGACCGTGAACTATGCCCACCCGTTACCCGCGCTGACGGTAGCGAACCGTCTCTACCAGGACGCCTCCCGCGCGGAGTCACTGGTCAAGATGGCTGACCCCATTCACCCGGCGTTTATGCCAACCAGTTTTAAGGCGCTTTCCTCATGAGTGATGACCTGACCCTGACGATTAACGGCAAGGTTTTGTCCGGCTGGGATTCCGTGCGCGTCACCCGCAGCGTTGAGCACCTTCCTTCTGATTTTGAACTGTCGCTGATGGACTACTTCCCCGGCAGCGACGACAAGCAGCTGGTCGTTCCGGGCGATGCGTGCGTGGTGAAAATTGGCACGGACACCGTGCTGACCGGCTACGTGGATCGCTGGGCCCCCATGATTTCCAGCACCCGCCACGCCGTTCACGCCGTCGGGCGAAGCAAGTGTGCGGATCTGGTCGATTGCTCGGCCTACTGGAAGAACAACGTGATCAGCGGGGCAAATCCTCTGCAGATTGCGCAGCGCCTGGCAAAACCTTACGGCATCACCGTGGCCAGCGACGTCACCCTGTCGACCGCCGTTCCGCAGTTCACGCTGAACTGGGGCGAATCTTCACAGGAGGTTATCGACCGGATATGCCGCTGGGCGGCGCTGCTTTATTACGACAAGCCAGACGGCAGTCTGTATCTGACCCGCGTGGGCACGAAGCAGGCTGCCAGCGGCGTGAAGCAGGGCCAGAACATTCAGGACGCGGCTTACGAAACGGGCATGGACGAGCGCTTTTCTGTCTATACCGGCGTTTCAATGGCGGTTAACCCGATAAACGAAGAGGGCGGCGATAGCGCGTATGACTCGGTTGCGCTGGCAACGGCTACCGACCCGGAAGCGGCAAAAATGCGCTACCGCAACCGCACGGTGATTGTGGAAAGCACCATGACCGCCAATGCGCAGGCGCAGGCGTGTATCGACTGGGAAATGAACCGCCGCTATGGGCGTTCAAAGCGCCTGCTGGTGACGGTAGACAGCTGGCGCGACAGCGCCGGAAACCTCTGGGAACCCAACACGCTGATCCCGATTTCCCTGCCTGCTTTCGGCCTGACCGACGCGGTATGGCTGCTGGGCGAGGTGACGTTCCGCAAGGACGACGGCGGCACGGTTGCCGAAATGGTCCTGATGCCGCCAGCCGCATTCAGCGTGGAGCCGTACCAGTTCTATCAGAACATTAAGGAGGTGAACTGATGGATATTTCCCGCCTGTACCGGGCTATCAAAATGATGACCGGCATCGGACGCGTTACCGGCATGGCTGACGACGGCCTGACCCAGACGCTGCAAGTGAAGACGCCGCTCGATGTGATGGACGTCAGGCGCCTGGCTGAATTTGGTTTCACCTCCGCGCCGCCAACCGGCAGCGACGTGCTTGTCGTTAGCCTCGGTGGCGACCGGTCCAGTTCCGTTGTTATCAGCACGAACCACAAAGCCTCGCGCCTGACCGGCCTGAACACCGGCGAAACGGCGATTTACAACGAGGCAGGGATGTTCATCAAGCTGACTGCAGCAGGGATTGAGGTGGAGGCCAACAGCCAGCCGGTCACGGTTACGGATGCAACCACGGTCACTATCAACGCCTCGAGCGGCGTCGTGATGAATACCCCCATGCTGCAGGTGTCCGGCGACATCGTGGACAACACCGGCAGCGGGAACAGCAGTTCCATGAAAGACCTGCGCGACGGGCACAACGACCACACGCACAAAGTGGAAGGTGTGGAAACCGGCTCCGGGACTGTTACCAGCGACGAACCCGGAGAACAGGTCGGATGACGGATATCACAACCATCTGGAATGCCGCGCAGTCGTCGGGCGACTGGCAGGTTGGCAACGGTGACCTGGTATCCGGCAGCGATCTGGATACGGCGATTTATATCAGCCTGCTGACTGACCGGCAGGCCCGCGACGATGACGACTACGACGGCACCGACCGCAAAGGTTGGTGGGGCGATACCGATGCGGATTACGAAATCGGCTCCCGCATCTGGCTGCTGCGCCGCCAGCGCCTCTCCACCACCGTTGCCGCGAAAGCCGTTGCCTACGCCAAAGAGGCGCTGCAGTGGCTGATTGATGACGGCGTTATCGCGTCCGTCTCCATCACCACGCAGATCGTTTATCCAAGCCGCCTGAACATGGCGATCACCTATCAGAAGCCCGATTTAACCAGCACCACGGTTCAATATTATTGGGTATGGGAGTCCTAACCGATGCCTTACAGCAGGCCCACACTGACAGAATTGCGCACGCGCAATCAGAGCACCATCAAAACCGGACTGGAAAACATCGGTGCGCTGCTTCGCTTTGCGAATATGCGCGTACTGGGCGACGTGAGCGCCGGTATGAGTTACCTGCATTACGGCTATCTGGACTGGATCGCAAAGCAGTCGAACCCCTACACCGCCACCGACGAATTTCTGGCGGCGTGGGCGGCGCTTGTTAGCGTCTACAGAAAGGCCGCCACCGCAGCCACCGGCAAGACCGTCCCGTTCACCGGCACGGCAGGCGACACCATTGCGGCGGCGTCCGTGCTCAACCGCAGCGACGGCTACCAGTACACCGTGGACGCCGAAGTGACCATCGGCACCGGCGGCACCGCCAGCGGCACGATCACCGCCGTTCTGCCCGATACCAGCACCGACTCCACCGGTGGCGGCGAAGACGGCAACGCCGACGCCGGGACCGTGCTCACCTTTGATGAGGCGATTTCCGGTATCGACAGCACGGTGACGCTGACCGCCGCCGTTACGGGCGGCACGGATATTGAGGACGAGGAGGTATTCCGCTCGCGAATGCTTTCGGCCTATCAGGAAACCCCGCAGGGCGGCAGCGACGCCGACTACAAAAAGTGGGCGCTTGCCGTTTCCGGCGTCACCCGCGCATGGGTTACGCGTCGCCTGATGGGGGCGGGAACGGTTGGTGTTTACATCATGCTCGATACGGACGACGAATCGAACGACAGCGGCTTTCCGACCGGCACCGACGGCGTTTCATCATCGGAAACCCAGTACACCGGCGGCATTGCCACCGGCGATCAGCTGACCGTTGCGGATGCGATTTACAGCGAACAGCCTAGCACCGCCGTGATTTACGTGTGCTCGCCGGTGAAGACCGCCGTGGACTTCGCCATTTCCGGGCTTTCCAGCGCGGAGGACTCCGTTAAAACGGCGCTTTCCACTGCGATCAGCACCGTATTTTTTAACGACGGCGAGCCGGGCGGCACGGTTTATCTTTCCGACATTCAGGCCGCCATTGCGGGCGTGGATGGCACGGAAGGCTTCATCCTGACCAGCCCGACCACCAACGTCGTGATGAGCACCGGCGGGCTGCCGGTTGTGGGGACGGTGACTTACTCATGAGTAAATTCAGCACCGATGAATACACCAGCGCCCTGCAGGCACTGATGCCGGTCGGGCTGGTATGGCCCCGCGATACGGACAGCGTGCAGACACAAGTGCTGGCGGCAATGGCAGCAGAGTTCACCGAGAGCGATACCGACGCACTTTCCCTGCTCACCGGCGCGTTTCCTTCCACGGCCACCATCATGCTGCAGGAGTGGGAATACGCGCTCGGCTTACCGGATGATTGTGCGATCGGGGAAACGGATTCTATCGCGCTGCGCCAGAAAGCTGTCACCACCAAGCTGACCGCCACCGGGGGCCAGTCTGTTGCGTACTTTATCGCGCAGGCCGCCGCGCTCGGCTACACCGTGACCATCACGCAGTACCGCCGCGCCATGGCGGGAATGTCTGGCGCAGGCGCAGCCCTGAACGGGGATGAATGGCCTTTCGTGATGCTGGTTACGGCCCCGGAAACCACGATCACCTATGCCATGGCGGGCGCGAACTACGCGGGCGACCCGTTGCGTTCATGGGGAAACAAGCTGCTTGAGTGTCGCCTTTCCAGCATGGCCCCGTCGCACACCATCATGAACTTCGCCTACACCGCCACAACCGAATAACCCCCTATAACCCCACACCTTTTTTAAGCGCCTTAACTGGCGAGGGAATCTCTTTGCATGCAACAAATTAGCGAACTTACAACCACCGCCACCAGCGCGGGGGAATTTACTAACGGATCTGTAGCGACCGGCGTTTCGCCAACCATTTTAGACGCGGGTTGGTTCAATACAGTACAGCGTGAAATTATCGCCGTCGTAGAAGGTGGCGGGCTGACTCTGGACGCGGCTAACGATGCGCAAATGCTGGCCTCAATTCAGGCGATGCTGTTGGCACAAAACTCGGGGCGTTTACTGGCTGTTCGTTCATTTGGGGCGTCTGCAACCTATACCCCGACAGTGGGCACGAAATCTATCATCGTCGAAGTACTGGGTGGTGGCGGTGGCGGCGGTAACGCCTATGCCAGCAGTACATCGACTTATGCACTCGGCACAGGTGGCGGTGGCGGCGGTTACGCTAAATCCTACCTGACAGCCGTTCCGACCACGGCCAGTATTATTGTAGGTGCGGGCGGTGCGGCGGCTTCTGCCGGAGGACAATCCAGTTTTAATGGCACAATCATCGCGACTGGCGGTTCAGCGGGCAGCACAGTCAGCAGCGGTACATGGACAAACGGTTCTACTCCTTCACAGAATACCAGCGCTAACGGCGGCACCGCATCGGGCGGAAATATCATGAACGTTTACGGCGGGGATGGCCTTAATTCCCTGTACACATCGGGCGGAAACTGTGTGAGTGGTGGCGGCGGGTCTTCATTCTATAGTGGAAATAAACGAGGGGTAGGAGGCGGCTCGGCAAACGGAACTGGTAACAGCTTAGGCGGGGGAGGAAGCGGTGCAAACTCCTCTGCAACCACGACAACTTACACTGGCGGCGCAGGCGGCGCGGGCTGTGTCATTATCCATGAATACGCATAAGGGAAACTTAAAATGACTGATACTGTCGGGCGCTATGCCCAGATTGCCACTGGTTCTAATGTGGTGGAAAACGTGATCCTGATGGACGCAACGTTCACGATTGACGGTTACACGTTTAATGCACTGGCGACCGGGCAAAGCTGCCAGCCCGGTGCGTATTACAACGAAAGTGACGGGAAATATTACATCGACAGCGCATTTTCCACGCTTGTCGCCGACCAGGCTGTTTCAGATACGGGAACCACCGAAACCAGCACTGCCGATAGCACAACCACCAGCTAAAGGCGGCATTACTGGCTATTCTGAACAGGTGAAAATCGCGGCGGGATAATGCTGATTATTGCGGAAACAGGGACGTTAAGTATTTCGCAGACGTGCAGTAACTCGGCAATATCTAGTCGCCGCTCGCAGCGTTCAACCTTTGAAATAAAAGACTGGTTAACGCGCATTGCGTTAGCCAACTGGACCTGAGTGATCCGTTTCTCTTTGCGTATGCGCACCAGTGCGGCAATCACCGCGCGATAGTCATTAGGGTAAATTGATGGCATTAGCCGGTCCCTGAAATATTCTAAAACGGACTATCTTGCACCGGCGCAAATAACCCAAAACGGGATATTTTGTTAATGATTAAAGTCAGAACGCTTTCAATTATTTCAGTGCGAAAACCCACCCGAATTATCCGCACAACAGAAAAAAGCCGCATACGCGGCTTTATCTCTTTGAGGCAATGCGCCCGGATGTTAAATTACGCGCATTGACGTGTTCTCCTGTCGTAGAAGACTCGTTGATCGCCCTTGCGGCTGGCGTGCTGCAAGGGCACCTCTTATTTATCCTGCATTTTCCGCTCTAACTCCGCGAACATCTCCTCCACCTCTGCGCTGCCGTTTGGCTTGCCAGCTGCTTCCAGCACCATCTCAATCCGCTGTAACAGTTCCGGCGCGACACCGCGCAGGGAAATATTCACGTTCTCCCCGTCGTACTTCGCCGTTATCCCTTCTGCAAATTTCCGCACCGTTGGCTTCGACTTTACCGGCTCTTTTTCGTCGTCTGCCACGCTTTTCAGCACCTTAATGATCATCTCCGTATCCAGCACTTCACCCGCCTTGCGGAAGGCTTCGAAATCCTCCACCCGGTCCATAAATTCGGCGGTATATTTCTCATGGATTGCGGAGAGTTCCAGCCCGGCACGCGCTGACAGTTCGCCCGGTTCCGCGAAAAGTTTGATCACCTCAATGGGCAGTTTTGCCGTGTTGATGCAGCGCAGTATGGTTTTGCGATCTTTCTTTTCAGCCGCTGCCAGCGCGCTCAAATTGTTGTCGTGTACGTTCTCCAGCAGGCGGGCATAGCGGCGTCCGCGTTCGTAGGCGCTGGTCTGGCGATAGTTGTTGCCCGTCTGCGACAGGGCCGCCATTTGTTCGTCGTCCAGGTCGCCCACCAGCACCCGGTAGTCGCTGCCGGTGTAAATCGCCGTCTTACGGCGGCGGCTGCCATCGGCAACTTCAATAACGCCGTTCACATCGCGGGCGAACGCTGGGACCAGCTGACCGCCTGAAATAAACGACGGGATCAAATCATCCAGCGCCGTTTCGGTGAGCAACTCCTGCCGGCGTTCATTGTCGCCCCACACCATCGTTTTCTTTTCAACCTGTTCACGCGGCACCGTTTGCAGCGTAAACACCACTTCACGCCCGCACACCGGTATCGAGACGGTGTTGCCGGGTTTCATGCTGCCGACCGTCTGGATCAGGTCTGATACTGCAGGTGCGGTTGGGGCCGTTCGGCTGCTAGCCTGCTGGTTATCCCGGATTTTGTTTAGGTCCAGCTTTACACCGTTTCTCATTATTTGGTCTCCTCAAAGTTCCAGCGTGGTTTAATCAGTCGCTCATAAATTTCCCGGCAGCATGGTTCCCAAATCTTGACCGCGCTTTTCCACGCAATCGGCGACGAACGCTGGTTAGCTGCCTGTTCAAATACGGTGCGCATCTTATACTGGCCCTTACCTACCTCTTCCGTTACGCGTACTTTTTCCTGTAGCACCATGTTCCCGAACGCGGCCCGGATGACCTCTTCCATATCCGCAGAATGGCTGTGCTGTTGCATGCTGTATTTGGTAATCAGTACCCGCACGTCCGGCTCAAACCCGGATAAATCCACCACGTTTGCGAGCAGGTCACGCATCATCACAAAGAACTGGTTAG